GATAATAACGTGAGTGATTCAAAAAGAGGCTCTTTTCCAACGTCTGAAATTCTAATTTTAAGTTCTCGGCTAATTGTGATAAATGATTGATACCATCCCCAGCGTTCGGTAAAGCTTCCTCCAAATTCAACTTCTCCCTCGCTGCCATCTTGGGAATAGAGCAAAGGGTGTGATTAATAATTCGTTGAATAAACTCCAAAAAAAAACCATTGCGCCTCTTACTATGTGCATCGGTGTATCGTTGAAATTTAAAGCCAAAGATTCATCGCCAGTAAACTCCTCGATCTCGTAATATTTTTCTCCGTTTACTTTTATGCTTTTTGTTATTGGTCTGTACATTACGCTTAACATCAACTCGGTTAGTTCATCTTTACCCATACAAGTATCAATCGTTGCGTGTTCTCCTAGTGAGATGCGTTCCATATTAGGAATAAAACCATAATTAACGCCGTTCATTTTAAACGTGCGTGTAAGTGCTGGAGATTGGTCAAGCGTTTGCGCTATTGTTTTTACTATATCGGCAAACTCAATCGCTGGAAGTTTCATCACATCGGCAACTTCTATATTGCAGAATATCGCAACCATCTGAATACAAATGTACGTTTCATCATCTGCATTATCGGCTACGACTTTTTGATATCGCTTGTACTGCGATAGGGTTATCTCCTTTAAATCTGTTGGAATTACTACTCTCATACTTATAAGACTAAAAAATGTTGTTTTGTTTATGTAATTATTACTTTTCGTGTTGGTTTAATTGCAAGTTGCATCATTGCGAAGTATCGAAGCGCATCGATAGCGTGATTCATCGAGTCAATCGGCTTGTTAAGTTTCTTGCCAGTCTTGTCAACATCCCAACTATACGCTCTCAATTCTTTGATTAGGTTTACGCTTGACTTTGTGATTAACATTTGTCTTTGTTGCAGCACTGAAATACCAAAGTTAATCGAGTCTGCTCCTTTTACAACCGCTTTGATATTATATCCTGCTCGCCTTATTTCCTCGATGCTTTTAGGCTCGGCACTATCCGCCCAAATCGGCAGGCGTTTATCGTGGCTCATTAAGTTTATTATATCGGAGTTCAAAAGTGAAGTCGAATAAATAACCTCGTTGCAAATTATTTTACCATCGTATTCGTGAACTTCAATTAGTGCGCTTGGATCGTTGCTATATCCAAAATCGAGTCCGTAACCGATTAACTTTGCTTCGGTGGGTATTGTATCGATTAACTCGTAATTTTCAAATATAACGCCCTCTAGCGTTCCGAGTTGACCGAGTCCGTAAACCTTGTACCAATTATCCCAATACGATGAAGTTAACGCCTTTTCTTTTGCTTTGTTTATAAAGTTTAAAGCTGATTCAGGACACGCTTCATTATCCAAATAGTTAACGATTATAAAATCTACATCGCTATCGTTTTGGAGTTCGGTGTGGAACCAAAATTCATTCGTTGGATTCCAGTCTAAATAAACTCCTAGTTTTGTTCGTGAAGCTAGTTCGGTATAAGCGTGAAATACCATATTGTTTGCCTCGTTCATATACAAATAATCACGCCTTGCACCTCTTAACTTTGCATCGTTATCGGCTGAAAAGAACTCTATTTGTGAACCGTTGCTAAAAGTATATTTAAAATCGGTTGCATTCCATCGATTGTCAAACCAACGATTAGTTTCTTTCATTATCTTTTTAAAGTCTTTCATCGCCCCACGTTTGAGATGCGGGATTGATTCAGCGACTACACTAATCTCGGTTAAGTCTGTTTTGGTTGCAATATCAATTAAAATAGGAAGCACCCCGTAGGTTTTACCCGCTGACGTGCCTCCTTGTATTCCTTTGACAAATTTAGTCAAGGCTCTTATCTTATTTATTACTGTTGTCCTAATAAACATTAGTCTGGAAATAATGGTTGTTCGGCTAATATTGTTTGCTCTATTGTTTGCTTAGGCATTCCAAATCGATAAGACAACCATATTTTAATGGCGTTTACATCACCATCTTTAACTCGGTCTGCTAGTTTCTGCCACGCTTCTTTAGGAACTAAAACCGCATCCATTGATTCAATTAAAGTTATTTCATCAATCTTTGGCTTTCTACCTGCTCCCTCTCTTGCTCCTCCGTTTTTCTTAATATCTCCCATTTGAAAAAAGTTGATTATTCAATTTAACTATTAAATAATTTATTCAAATCCTTTACCATTATCGCCATTATCTTTTCGCTTTTGGTGTTGGTGTTATCCAAGCCAAAGTATTTTAAGTATAGTTCGGCAACACTAGCTTTACCATCTAGCCACAATAAACAATCATTTACATCTACTTTTCTAATTGGTTTCTTATGTGTCCATCTATCCATAGTAAACGCTCTATCGTTACAAGATGAACAAGTTTCGATTCCTATTGATTCAGTTACTTTCTTTATTGCTGTTCCAAGTTTTGGTTTTTTACTACGCATATTAATTTCTCTTTAACCATTTTATTAATTCTGTGAACTGTCTGTATGTGTATTTCTGTTTGCCTTGAAAAAGGTCTTTGTCCTTGCAAGGTGGAGCAAACAAACATCGTTCGTTCATACCAAGTTAGATTTTTAGCAAGTTCATCGAACTCTGGCAAAGATACATATTCATCTTCAATTATCTCAAACTTATTAAAGTCATCGATTAATACTTCTTTTGTTTTTAAACTATCGTAGAATAGATTTCGTAAGATGGTGTAAATGTACGAATTATTTATATTCTTGAACGTGTGCGCTTTTAAGTACATCTCCTGCACAATATCGTCGGCAAGGTCTTTGTCTTTCGTAATCTTGAAAGCCATCAATCGCCAGTCACTATCTCGTTTTGCAAGTTGTTCAATCACATTAATTCGGGCATAAATGTTTGGCTAAAAATTATTGTATTCTTTTCTAATAATCTCCACTTTATAACTTTAAAACCTAAATACGTTTCCTTTTTATAAGGAATATCTAAACTGCAATTAAAAGAGTAAGTATAATCGTAATTAAAAGTAGCTGCCTTTAATATCGAATTAAATATAACTTCAACTGCTGGCTTCATAATTCAAATGTATTAATTATTTTCTAAAGTTTTACTTTTTATTCTCACTCGCACCCAGTCAGTAACATTTTGCTTTGGATCTAGATCAATAACATCATCATAAATGGTGCCATCTAAATCGGATTTTCTGCAAATTTGCCTTGCTTCTTTAAAAGTTAGGTTTTCTTGCATTAGGTAAAGTTGGAAAATTTTTTGGTCGGTGGTAATTACTGCAATCATTTTTCTATTTGTTTTAATTCTTTTTCTCTAATATTTTTAATTTCCCTATGGAGGTAGTCAACTGCTTTCTCTAAATCGTGTAACTCATTTTGTTTTTTCCCTGCTCTGCAAATGTATTTTAGCACATTAAAGCGGAAAAAATTAAGGTTGTAATGTACTCCAACATCAATTAAATCGTAATCGTGTCCAGAGGTGTAGTGTAATGGTGTCATATTACTTTTTGTTGTTACATAAACCCCAATTTTTAGGGTTTATCTTGTTGTGAAAGGTATGTTTCGTTGTAGTATTGTTCGCAATCAAAAAAACCTCTATTATTTGTCATATCAGCTTTTGATATTGCATAGGATTGAGCATCAATTATCTGTTGCTTTTCCATTTCTTTGGCTTGTGTAAAATATTCACTTATATCAGCCATTTCAGTATGACTTGGATGTCTAACTCCAAGTCCATTATCATAACTTAATTTATCCATTATCCATTCTACTGCTGTCATCTTATTTCTTTTTTAAATTCATTAATATTGTAGCTCTTTGACTGGCGCAGCTCATTTTGTGAACTCCCTCTTCTTGTCCGCAGTATTTACAAGTGCCATTGTGCCAAAAAAAATCGCAGTTGTAAGCGTCTGCTTCTCGGTTGGTGTTAATGTAACTTTGTCTAAATCCCTCTGGTGCAGTAAACCGATAACAAATATCTTTTGAGGGGCAAAGGTGGTCGTTGCATTTTGATATATCGCTCATATCTTTTCTATTTCTATTTTTACTTCTTGATAAAATTCAATAATTTCTTTATGCAAAATATATGGCTTAATATTGTCTATGTTTAAAATTTCATCAACAGTAATTAAAGCGCATCTTTTAGTTTCATCTATTGTTTGAAACATTTTATAACCATTTTCGGTTTTCTCCCAGCTAAATTTATTACATAGTTGTTTGGCAAAATCTTTTGGTGTCATAAATTATCAATTATTTTACGAGTTCCCTCGTGGTTAAACTTCTGCACAAAATTATCGTTGTAATCAAATTCAAATCCAAATAGGCTCAAATCGTCGGTGTAAATAAAAAAATAATACCAATGCCAATGCTCAACCTTTTTAATCCATTTACTAGCAACTTGTAAATTTTTTGCAATACTTAACAACCTATAAGGTCTGCCTAACTTTGAAAGTTTTGGCGTAATTGATAAATTTAAGTCGCTTGGTTTCATTTTGTAAAGATTAAAAGAATTTTTTAATTGAACTAATTATTTAACATAAAATCGTTATTTGCCTTTTAAAATTTCTTTGCACTTAATATCGTACTGTAACTTTTTAGCTATCAACTGCTCCCGTGTGAATTTTAATTGTCTGGTGTCGTTTGCTAGTTGTTCAATATCATTTGCGTAATCAACTCCATACCTAGAAATTAAACCTAGTCTATAATTTAATTCATTACCATTTAAAAAGCGGTTGCACTTGCGGCATTGTTTGTGGCAATTCATTTCGTTGAAAATAACTCCGGAATATATCTCGGCTTTTTTATAATGTCCGCCATCCCATAATTCGGTTGTTTTTACTCCGCAGGAAATACAATCCAAATCCGCATCTCGCAACCGAATAAATTTTTGAAACGATTTTTTAGCCTCTGCCTCTAATTGCGTTAACGTTTTTAAAGCGGTTTTAAGCGATTGTTTTTCTTTTTGCCATACTTTACTCGCATTTTGTTTTACTTTCGCTCTAGCGTACTTTATTGAAGCGTCAACGCATTTCTCATCGTTGCAGAACTTTTGCAGAAAGCGAGATGGTGTAAATTTACTTTTGCAGTTTAGGCATCTTGGCATATTATTCGATTAAGTACGGAAGTCCGTTTTTATTAATATCAAAACTAAATTGTTCAAAATGATAACCTCGTGAGTAGGGATTTGTAACTGTAACGCTGCGATCCGAATTAACATCTAGGTTTATAACAGTTTCCGCTTTTTTTAGCACGTAAGTTCCTAAATGTCCTAAAGGTTTTCCAGTGCTTGCAGCTTTGTGTATAATTGCTATCACGTGGATGTTGTAATCGTTGGTCCACTTTAAAATAAAATCACTAGCTTGTTTGCTCATTACAATATCGTTCGTGTTTTCAACTAAATCCGCAATTCCATCAATGGCAATTAACTTAACTTCTTTTTTGTATAATGTTTTTTGGTTTATTAAACAATAATCAATAAGTCCTAACCTTTCCGCAGATGATAAACTTCGGGTTGCATAACCTTTGTAATGCGAATACACTGCTCCGCTAATATCCTGTACTCTTCTAAAAGTTCTTTGAGTGTAAAATTTCCATTGTTCAGTATCAAAATCCAGTATTTGATATTCTTTATCTCGGTGGCTTTTAATGTTTGGGAATAGCGTTGATGCATTACCGCCAATATAGCACCCTATCAATCCCGATTTTAAAAAAGATTTCTTTGCTTTTGATTCCGCTACTATTGCGGAAAATTCTCCAGCGGTCATTATCGGAGTATCGTAAAAATTACCTTTGTATTCGTGCTGCCCGATTGAAAGTAGAATCTCTGGTTTAGGCATCTCTAGTGATAAATCAACAAAGCAATCGTTTTCTAGTTGGCTGTAATTAAATTCAACTGGCGCATCTTGCAGGAGATCATCAAAATTTATATTATTCATAGTAATTTATGTTTTTAATTATTTGATTTGCGGTTTTGTAAAATGATTTTTCAACTGCCTCAAAACTCCAATCTTTTATAAACTTTTTAGCAATCTCTTTTTGTTGCTTAATTATTATATCATCGTTGTTTTTAGCATCCGCTTTCGAGTGTACGAAATTAACATTAATTCCAATCGATTTTAAATAAGAATCAAATTCCACGTGATTAAAAGTTGTATGCAATATTTGCGAATGATAATTCAAAGGTCTTTTTAGTTCGTCATCGATTTTTTTTAGTGCTACTTCCATCGATCCGTAATGCTCTAAATTTTGTCTAAGCTGGATTGAAAGTAATTTTGCGAATAAAAGATTATCGTTTGCAATACTTTTATCCTGTTCATCGATGCTGTTTGCAATTAACTTTAGTGCGTTAACATCTTCTTGGTAAACTTTGCTTCGCTTAAACACGTTGTATATTCGTTTAATGGCATTATCTTCTTTCCAGCTCATATAACTAAAGTTTTTTTACTTTTTTCTTTTAAATACTCCCGAATCCAAAAGCAAACTTCTTGGGTTGATAGCTTGTAAGTTTTTCCGTATTTGCCCAAACTTCCGTTTCTTATTGCTAGAGTAAACTCATCGTTTGAAATTCTAGGAAATTCCGATAAAATATCTTGGACCATTGGTTGAATATTAAAAGGATCTGTCTTTGTGCGTTCTATTGCTACTGCTATTGATTGATTCAAATTAAATTCTCGGATTTGCAATTCGTGCTGCTGCGGTGATTTCTGTAAGTTGCTCATTGTTTTTATTTTTATTAGGTTTAAAATTACTTTCGTTTTTTATCCAAGTTTGAATCCGCCTATCTAGCGACCAAGTTTTCTCTAGTTCCTGCCGGAATTTTGTATTTGATTTATTTGGTTCGGTCCAGTAGTCGTAAAAATCTTTTAAAGTATCTCTCCCAAATTCATCAACAAATGGTTTGAGTGTGGCAGCAAATTTTAATTTGCGGCTATCTATACTATTATTTTCTTTTACATTATCACTTACACTTACACTATCACTTACGGTATTTTTGGTATCAGTTGGTATACCATTTATACCACTGGTATTTTTGGTATTTTCCCACCTCTTATTTATGTTTTCAATATTCCTTTGTCTAGTCTTTTCGTACTTGATTAAATCACGCTTTAAAGACTGTTTAATAGGCTCAAAAGTTAACTGAATAATCAAGTCATCTGTTGTAGGATCTTCATCGTTAACGTAACTTAAAATGTG